GTCGGGCTTATGGGATCAGTCTTCCTGAGCCAGTTGCCAAACGCATGGTGGATGGCTGGCGGCGTGCTAATCCTTGGAGCGTACCTTATTGGGCGGCGCTTGAGGAATCCTATACCCGTGCAATGAGAAACAAGGGGCGTGAATTTAAGGCTGGCCGTATAACATATTTGTTTGACGGCTTGCACCTATGGTATGCCCTACCCTCTGGCCGAATCTTGTGCTACCCCTATGCCAAATTGGAATCGGAGGGCGTCAGTTATGCCAAGGCGGCATGGAAGCCCGCGCAAGATGCAAAAGAATGGCCGCGCGCGCGCCTTTGGAAAGGCTTGGCGTGTGAAAATGTGACGCAGGCGGTCGCCAATGATCTACTCAGACATTCCCTTAGACAACTCGATGACGTCGTGCTTCATGTGCATGACGAAATCGTTGTCGAAACAGCCGACCCAGAAGCGGCAGAGAATTTAAAACGTGTGATGTGTACAGCGCCAGCGTGGGCAGATGGCCTGCCCTTGGCCGCTGAAGTTGAAACTATGAAAAGGTATGGCAAATGAACTTTCTTGAATTTTTAGTGTCCTTGGCCCCAGAGGGTGAGACTGCGCTGATCGTGCGTCAGAAACCCATGCTCAAGGATGGTGAGTTGCAGTTTCATGCAGACGGCGCGATCAAATGCACATGGCCTGCCATGTTGCCTGACGCCAAGATTAAAAAGGACTGGGCAATCTACGGCAACACCGCATCGTTTATCGTTGACCGCTTTAAGGATGGCCACGTTTCAGCAGGCGCAGCTTACTGTGAATATGTGCTTGTCATGGTGCTTGACGATGTTGGCACAAAGGCCAAGATCCCGCCACTTGAGCCGACTTGGAAGATGGAAACCTCAGAGGGTTCATTCCAATGGGGCTATGCCTTCTCAGAACAGCCTACAAAGATGGATTTCAGCGCGGCTATCAAAGCCATCGCTGACGCGGGCTATACCGACTCTGGCGCGATTAATGCCGTGCGTAACTTCCGATTACCTGGTTCGATCAACTTGAAACCAGACCGCAACAACTTTGCATCTAAGTTGGTTGAGTTCCATCCAGAGCGCGAATTTACGCTTGAGCAGATCTGTGCAGCGCTTGATGTGACGCCTGCGCCTGCTGACTCAGTAGGTGTTAAGCCCATCCGATTGACAGATGACGGCGCAGACGATGTGATGGCTTGGCTGTCCGGCCAAGGCCTGCTTTTGTCCAAACCTAATCAAGAGGGCTGGGCTGGTGTGATCTGCCCAAACTCAGCCGAGCATACAGACGGCAACCCAGAAGGCCGTTACATGCCCGCCAATCGTGCCTACTGTTGCCTGCATAGCCATTGCCTTGAGGTTGACTCTAGCGCGTTCCTCAAGTGGGTGTCAGACAATGGCGGCCCTAAGCATGCGCCTGGTTTGCGTGAAGAACTTTTGACTATGGCCATGGATCAAGCGTTGTCTAAGTTGACGCCCTCCGATATGTTCACCGACGACGCCGCAGCCGTGATTGCTGAGGTTGAGCGCAAAGAGTTGGGCCGTGTCGAGAAGTCGCAATGGTATGAGCGCTTTGCGTACATCCAAGACGACGAGTCTTACTTTGACATGCAAGACCGCCGTGAGATTTCCCGCCAGACTTTTAACGCCCTGTTCCGCCATATACCCTGCAAGTCCATACATGGTAAAAACCCTAAGGTCGAGGCGTCTGTGTCGTTTGACGAGAACCGCCAGACCATGGGCGCAAAGGCCCTTGTCGGCATAACCTACGCCGCAGGCGAGTCGGTCATTGTGGCCCGTGATGGCGACCTTTATGGCAATCGTTGGCGTGATGCGCGCCCTGCGGTCGGGTCTGGTGATGTGACCCCTTGGCTTGAGCATTGCAGGGCCCTAGTGCCTAACGCTGACGAGTTGGAACACATCTTTGATGTGATGGCGTTCAAGGTGCAGCACCCTGAGACCAAGATCAACCACGCCGTGTTGCATGGCGGTGACCAAGGGTCTGGCAAGGACACCATGTGGGCGCCGTTCATCTGGGCAGTCTGTGGCCCGCACCTTAAGAATCGTGGCCTGCTGGACAACGACACCATGTCGTCGCAGTTCGGATATGCCCTTGAGTCTGAGATCCTCATCTTGAACGAGTTGAAAGAACCAGACGCGAAGGAAAGAAGAGCATTAGCGAATAAGCTCAAGCCCATCATCGCCGCGCCCCCTGAGATGCTGACAGTCAACCGCAAGGGCCTACACCCCTACCAGATGGCAAACCGCGTGTTCGTGTTGGCGTTCTCCAATGACCCTGTGCCAATCAGTCTGGACTCGCAGGACCGCCGTTGGTTTTGCGTGTGGTCGCACGCGCCGCGCATGACCGCGCAGGCCGCTGAAAAGATGTGGAAGTGGTACAAGGCGGGAGGCTTTGCGGCCATCAGCGGTTGGCTTGCTTCGCGTGATGTGGCCGCATTTAATCCTGGTGCAGCGCCCATGTTGACCGAGTTTAAGATGAACTTGGTCGAGCATGGCATGAGCATGGCCGAGTCGTATCTTGTTGAGTTGATGCGTACCCGCATGGGTGAGTTTTCCAAGGGTGTGGTGGCGTCGCCCTTCCATGCGCTATGTGACCGCCTTGCAGGCGCCGCGCCGTCTGGCGTAAAAGTTCCGCAGCCTGCCTTGTTGCATGCCTTGAAAGAGGCCGGATGGGTTGACATGGGCAGACTGAAATCGCGGGAGTTTGACTCTAAAAAGCACATTTTCTGCGCGCCAGATATGGTTGATGTGTCCAAGTCTGAACTGCGCCGCCTTGTCGAAGATGTGCCATCGCCAATGTCTGTCAGGCTTGTGAAGTAAAAAAAAGCCCCTATTGCTAGGGGCTTGTGAGGTGTGGCAACGCTACAGATCAAGGAGAATGGCCAGTAGCGCGGCCAGTATAACCGCGATTAGTAGAATCATCAATACGCCCTCTGCATTGCTTCCAACGCGCCTCTGTTAAGCAATCGGCGCGCCTCTGGCCCTTCGGCCATGGCCGCCTTGTATTCGTATTCTTCGGCCTTGCCTTGTTCGTGTCTATAGCCAAGGTCGATGTAGTAATGCTCGGTGTAGGTGAGGGGTCTAAAAGGCGCCAATGCCTCGGCGATGGTCTGGTTCATGGCAACACCTCACGGGCAGCACCCGCACATTGTTTGGCGGTCATGGTTTTCTTACTTCCGCCTTCAACAATGGCTTCAAGGGCGGCTTCATAGCGCGAAATAGTAAATTCAAGGTCTGAGATCCGTGCGAACATGGCAGCAATACCCGTAAACCCCTCAGCGTGTGCAATGGCCTCCGCCTCGTCTGGCGTGAGTTTTGTTAAGTCAATCATGTTATACATCCCAATCTTCGGTTGTTAATTTAATGTTGCAAAAGTCGGCGTGTGCCTTGTTCGTGTGTTCGCGCACCAAGGCGCAAATAGCGTCGATTAAGTCGCGGTCCACTAAATCGTTCATGGTGAATGTGGCAAAGGGCGCGGCCTCTACGCCTTCCGGCGTGAAGGCGTTGCCACGGTGAAAAGTGACCGTCGTGCGGTCGTAGTGCTTGGGGTCTGTCATTGTTCTGCCCCTAAGTTGATATGTACCCATTCGTCCATACTGCCATCGACATAAGCAATGGCGCGGATGTCGTGGTCATTAAATGTGTAAACCTGGAGGGTTGGGTCACACTCTTGCAATGCGGCGATAAGTTCAGCGACTGTCATGCGGTCACCTCTACTTCATGGCAGGCTTTGCATCCGCTTGCATCTGTCAAATCATTTTGAGCGCTTACAAAATCATCCATTTCTTGATAAGTATCAAAATCGTATTCTTCGCCACATTGGCCACAAGTCCATGACCATTGAACATCAAAGCCAATGGAGCAATAGACGCAGCCAACCCAGTTTTCAGACCATATCCAGACATTGCCGGATGATTGATTGACGCCCGCATGTGTGCATTCGTCAATGGTTAGCCCCGCCTTTTTAATTGCTTTAATACAGTCCGTGAGTCGGTCAAGGTCTGCGCCGTGGAAGTTTTCAAAAATAGTCATGGTTATGTCTCCTTAAATTGACGCCAGTCTGATGTGGCGCAGGCTTGCAAGAATAGCCGTGTGAAGCATGGCCGCATTTTTGGGGTTGTCGATTGACATGTGGTCAGGCGTGGTGCCAAGGTCGCTGGCATAGTCGCGGGCAGATTCGTATAAGTCAAAGGCCATGGCCGACTGGCCATGTTCAACGACAAAGGCAGACCGACCAACGCGGTCGGCCAAGTCGGAGCAAGGGTAAGCAAAGCAGATGGAATGTGTCATGATTAACTCCAAAGGATGTCGAAGTAGGCCAACGCGCCTACAGTTAATAAAAGGCCAATGGCCACGGCGGCGAGAATGTCATACAGTTTGTTCATGCTAGGCGCTCCTCATAAATAGCGGGATATTGGCCGCGCAGATATTCGGCGGCCTGCTTCATTGCTTCGTCAAGGTCTGAGGACAAGTCGAGCATGTAGTCGCCTTGGTCTAACAACTGGATTTGTCCGTCGACTAATAACAAGACAGACACAAAACCATCGCCATCGCAACAATAAGTACCGTAGGACAAGATTGCTTCCTCGTCTTCGTCGTCGTTGGCTATGTTCCCGCCGGCATAAAAATCCCAACCTTGAAAATCTTTGGGTGTGTAGAAGTCAACGGGCGCGTCACAAAGTTTGTTTGTGTTGCAAACAAAAAATTGCCCTAGTCTTGTTTCTTGGATTTTTTGGTCTGTAAGGATGTTTGTGTAAAGCGCACAAATATTGCCTTGAAAAGATACGGTTTGTTTAACCCACATGATCAGATCCTTTATTGATGGCCGGCGCATGGCCGGCCGGTTTTGAATTAGCAAATAAATTCAGGGTGATTTGTCACACCGAATGCCAACGCATGAGCGCGCAATGCTTCGGCGCTTTTCTTTGAGCGGGCGGCGCGGATGAGTGCAGAGATAGCGCGCGCAACATAATCAGGGCCTAAGCCTGCGGCGCTATATTTAGTAATGATCTGCAATTCGCGAATTTCTGATTTGGTCATGATGTTTGCCTTTACTGTAGTTGAGGTTTTATCGTCGCATTCTTGCGTCGATGAGATATTGTAAACGAATTCTTTGCATGCTGCACAATTATTTACAACTATGCAAAAATTGCATAAACCAGGTTTTGTGGACCATGCGTGGATAAGAATGTGGACTTAGTAAGGGTTGACGATTGTCCACACGCAAACCAAGCAACGGCGCGGTTTGTGGAGGGTTGTGGACAATGTGGATAATAAAAAAAAGAAAAAAGTTTGAAGTAGAGATATATGTATGGGTGTGTGTAACGCTAGGTTGACGTCTCATCCGGCGCCGATTTAAAACGATGGTCCAAATGGTCCACATTGTCCACAAATCCACACGCAGGGAATTCCCACGCAAAAAGAAAGAACTGGCGCGAAAGAAAAATGTGGATCATGTGGACTATTGCAAAATGATTGTCCACATTGTCCACACCAGGTAGCGCGCAGGCTTGTGGTTTGCGTGGCCGTGCGACTTGTAACTGATGGTCCACATTGTCCACATGACCCACACGGGCGCGTGGCATGCTGCAAAAGATCCGAGGGGGGGAGGGGGTAGGGCCGAGCGCAAAGGGCCAGCAGAAACGTAGCGTCTGCGAACAATTTTTTTTCTCACAGAATTTTTATTTTTTGTTATAAACTCGCACCTACGTGCAAAAAGCATGGAGAACACATGTTCCATTCGATTCCATTTACACCGCGCAAGGTCGAAGCTACAGAGTCGCGCTTGAAGGCGGTATATGACGCGGCCAAGCTGGGCCTCAAAGGCGACGCACTGGCGTTAGCCGCAGGCATGCTGCCTATTGAATACAGACAACTCACGCAACTTGACCCTGTGGTGGAACTCGCCGCGCAGAAGGGCAAAGCTGATGGTGAGATTGAGTTGTCCAAGGTCATGCACCAAGCAGCCCTTAACGGCGACGCCAAGGCAGCGTTAGAAATCCTCAAACATCAACACGGCTGGGTGGCCAAGCAAGCCATATCTGTCGAAGTTGATCAGCGCATATCAATCACTGGCGCGTTGGCCGAGGCAACTAAGCGGGCCTTAACAGTCGAAGACGCAACAATAATCGAGCCATCGGTACAACATGCAATCGACCATATACAGCGCTGAAGACGAACAGGAACTGATGGCGCGTCTGTGGGCGCCAGCGATCAAGGACAACCCCTTGGCGTTTGTAATGTTCGCGTTTCCTTGGGGTCAACCTGGCACGCCGCTGGAGCATTTCAAAGGCCCACGCAAATGGCAACGTGAAGTCCTCACTCATATTGCTGACCACATCAAAGATAACCAGGGCAAGCTAGACTTCAACACCCTACGCCACGCTGTCTCATCTGGCCGTGGTATTGGCAAGTCAGCCTTGGTCAGTTGGATCACGATCTGGATGCTCTCAACGCGCATTGGCTCAACGACCATCATCTCGGCCAACAGTGAGTCACAGTTAAGGTCAGTCACATGGGCCGAGATTACCAAGTGGCTGGCAATGGCGCTTAACAGTCATTGGTTTGAAGTGTCAGCCACCAGACTGATGCCAGCCAAGTGGCTCACGGAATTGGTCGAGCGTGATCTTAAGAAAGGCACACGCTACTGGGGCGTTGAGGGGCGGCTGTGGTCAGCGGAGAATCCCGACGCTTACGCGGGTGTCCACAACTTCGACGGTGTGCTAGTGGTGTTCGACGAGGCGTCTGGTATTGACGACAGCATCTGGGCGGTCACCAGTGGATTCTTTACAGAGAACACGCCTAACCGCTTCTGGATGGCGTTTTCCAACCCACGGCGCAACACTGGGTACTTCTACGAGGCGTTTAACAGCAAGCGGGAGTTCTGGACGACCAAGGTAGTTGACGCCCGCACGGTCGAAGGGACGGACAAGCAGGTCTACCAACAGATCATTGACGAATATGGCGCTGACTCTAGCCAGGCGCACGTTGAGGTGTACGGTCAGTTCCCTTCTGAGGGGGACGATCAGTTCATATCAGCCAGTCTGGTAGACGAGGCGATGAAGCGGCCTAAGTACCAGGATCAGTCAGCACCCATCGTGATCGGTGTAGACCCCGCCCGCTTTGGCGCAGATGCAACAGTTATTGCTGTCAGGCAGGGACGGGACATTATTGCTATTCAGCGCCATCGGGGCGACGACACTATGACTGTCGTTGGCCATGTGATTGAGGCAATTGAGGAATATAAGCCAGCATTGGTCGTGATTGACGAGGGCGGCCTTGGGGCTGGTATTGTTGACCGTTTGAAAGAGCAAAGGTACAAAATCAAAGGTGTCAACTTTGGCAATAAATCATCAAATCCGGTCATGTATGGCAATAAAAGAGCCGAAATGTGGGGCAAAATGAAGGATTGGCTAAAAACTGCTTCAATCCCGCTTGACAGGTTTCTTAAAACTGATTTAATTTCGCCTATGATGAAGCCCGACTCCAAAGGGACTATCTTTTTGGAGTCGAAAAAGGACATGAAGGCACGCGGATTGGCCTCGCCTGACGCGGCTGACGCTATTTGCGTCACTTTTGCCTTCCCAGTAGCCCACCGTGAGGCGCGTGAATCCACGC